GAAAGCGGGGACCGGTGATACGAAGCGTGCAGCACAACCGAAAAGTGGCAAAGCAAACGCGTCAAAGGAGAAAATGAAAATGGAAAGCAAGAGCGAGCGCATATTGGCACAACTAAACGAGGCAAAACTCCGCTACAAGAAGCCGAAGATTGCCGCACCCGAAGATTCAAATACAGATCCGCGCTTTGCGAAGGCAGCGCAGCCTCTTGCACAGCGCAAGACCGACCGCTTTGGAAATATCGTGAAGGCACGTAAAGGTTTCGGTGCATCAGCAGCGGCAGTGCAGGGCAATCTTGCAACAGCAGACGATCTCCTACGTATCGTGGACGCGAAGCCTGTGGGCACCACGTTTGAGATATACGGCAAGAAGGGCGGCACAGAGGTGAGCAAGAAGGTAAAGAAAATGATGAAATACGGAGAAGTGGTCTTGATGGTTGGCGATACGGTGGTAGAGTTGGTGAAGAGCGGCACAGGGCTTCAGGTAGTGAACGCAGCAAACCGCCGCATCGTCTTGGATCACGGCAACGACATGATTTGGGAAAGCGCAGACTTCACCGATGTCGGATGGATCTGCATCAGCGAGTAAAGCATGGAATACAAGCCATTCAAAGAACTACGCGACCACGCATTTGCGTCGTTGCAGCGCATGATCCACGAGGAGTTTGATGCCCAACTCACGGAGGAGCAGATCGTGCTTGATATGCCCAACTTCTCCCACGAAGACATTGTTGCGTATCTTGAGGACAATGGGGTTGATTGGGAAGAGCGCGACGGCGTGATCTACATCCTTGATCCGGTGGAAGAAGCGGACATCACCGTTGAGGTGGACGAGGACGACGAGATAGAGGAAGAGTTTGAGATACAGAGCGAGATGCTCAACGAGATTGCCGCAAAGCGCAAGATCGTGGTGCGCAAGGGCAGGAAGAAGATCATCTTCAAGTGCGCACCAGGCATGAAGAAAACTGGTCCGCGCACTTGCGTTCGCCGTCAGGCATCGCAACTCCGAAAGATGAAACTCCGTGCGAAGCGCAGCGCACGTAAGTCACGTGGAAAGCGTGCAACCGCACGACGGAAGCGTAAACTCTCCATGCGCAAGCGATTGACGTTTGGACTCCGACCCAAAAAGAAGAGGTAGATCATGATTGAGCATTATGCGACCGAGAGTGGTGGATCGGTCAAGGTGAAGTCGCTGAACGGATCAGCGCACGTATCGTTCTCGTATTCCAATCCGCAAGACACGCTGTCGCTGTGGTGCAGGATTCAACCGCACTCCGACACGCAACTGTCCGCTGCCATCATCAGCAACTTGGCAGAGCGTTACACCCCATGCGTGCTTACCGTGTTCACGGAGGACACGGGGCTGCGCTTCAAGCCCAAGTATTGGAACCTGTCACGCGGATGGACGCACAAGAGCCAATCGGTGTTCGTGGAGTCCATGAGCGCAAAGTCGCAGTTTCAAACTATATGCGTGTTCGCTGCGGCAATGGGAAACACTGATTTCATCCGCGAGAAGAATGGAGAGATAGACTTCTACAGCCGTGCCGATGTGCTGAGGTGGCTGAACGAGCGGTGCAGTCCGATGGAGTTTGTTGCGCTGAAGGAAGAGTGCGACTACCGCTTGCGCAAGACCGCAGCGGACTGTGTGGAGTCGCTTCTTGAGTCTGCAACCGATTCGCTCCTGTGGTTGAACAGCGATGATGCCCACGCGTTTGAGTCTGCGCTCGGGGAACTGAAGCGGCGGCAGAGCAAGGAACACGGCTTTGACACTCGCTACGCGCATATTCAGGAATTCTGCACTGCCATTGCCATGCCTGCGCTGGTGCGCTTGGGTGGAGACAATCCGTTCACTGCTCAAATATGGGAGGATTTCTGCAAGTTCTCCACTTCATATTTGGCAGACTGCGACCAACTAATGCGGGACTACTCCCAAATGTGGGAAGAGAATTCAAGTATTGCAGACGACACGACTACATAAGGAGGAGACACACTATGACAAACATGAGAAATTATCTTGCGTGGGTGCAGCAGAATCAGCAGAACAACCCCGAGTGGAAGGCTGCTAACGCGTGGCAGAACCGCAATCAAACGCCCGTGAAGAAACCAACAGAACCGAAGGCGGCGGAAGAGATGCCTGAAGGGGCTGAGGTTGTGGAAGAGAAGCCTGAAGAGTAATGATGAAACGTTTTCATCATGAGTTCGTGAATGTAGACGGGGACATCACCACTGTGCAGGCAGAGGACGGTTCGCGGCGATACGTCACACCCGAAGGCAGGTTCCCATCTGTTACCACGGTGACAGGGTGGAAGAAGCGAGCATTCTTTGCAAAGTGGAGGCGAGATAATCCCGATGAATCAAAGCGAGTATTGGCACGAGGAACGCGGCTGCACTCCATTATTGAGTCGTATATCCGCAACGATCTCACGAATGCTACGCTTGCCGAATCGTCTGGGACATCGGAAGTGGATCTGTTCATCTCAATGCAAGAGGACATTGACCGCATTGGCAGGGTGTTCGCCATTGAAGTCCCACTATGGTCAGCAAAGGTTGGTCTTGCAGGCAGAACGGATTGCATCGGGGAGTACGATGGCATACCTTCGGTCATTGACTTCAAATCGTCCAACCACCCAAAGTCCGAGGACGCGATACACGACTACTTCATGCAGGCAACCGCATACTCCCTCATGTGGCAGGATCGCACAGGAATTGCCCTTCCGCAGATCGCAATTATCATCGGCGTGGAGTCTGAGGGAATGGCGCAGGTATTCACGGCTAACCCAATGGACTATGTAGAGGATTTGGTGGAGGCAATACGGCTGTATCGTTCAGAGCAGCCCAAGGCTGTAGCATAGAACTAAATACGGTAAGGACACTTACCGATTATGCCACAACCAGTTGCAGTAAGCAAAGACAAGTTCATCAAAGAACTCTCTAAGAAATACTCAAAAGAGAGCGTTGTTGACTTGGGCAGAACCGTGCGCCTTGAGGTTCCTACTCGCGACACATCTGATCGTGAAGTCATTGCCTCCTTTTGGGCAAAGGCATTCAAGGGCAAGGTAAAGTCCAAGAGAACAGAGGTTCAATTCGCTGGATACTCCTTGATAGTGAAGCCCAAAGGCTCATCTGGAACAAAGACGAACGACAAGGGCGGCACAGTCTACTACGGCATTTTGGGAAAACTCAACCTGAACGAGATGGACACTTCTGATTTGCGTGAGGTGGACTCCGCGTTTGCGGGTAGCAAGCGTTTGCCCAAGACTCTGAAGGAGAAGTCTGACATAGAGGGCATATCCGACTTCAATCGCAAGTTGGAGGCAGTCACCAAGTCTAGCAACGGTATCAACCTCAGAATAGGGAAGTTCAAGATAGAGAACGCGGTGGGTGTTGTTGCAGTGGTGGGCAAGGAGCCAAAGACTGACTACGTGATTGTGAGCAAGGACGGAAAGAAACTGTATCCCTCATTTTTCATTTCATACAAGATGGGCAAGTCCGCGAAGGATTTCCAAAACTATTCTGGCATTTCCGAGAAGACTTCCGATCTTATTTGGAATCACAAGGAAACCAAGTCATTTTTCAAACGGCTGCAAATGATGGTTGAGATGAAGCAGTTGGAAGAACACAAAGAAGAAATAAAAGACACGGATATAATTCGCCATTCCATGTATGGGCAGGATTACGGAAAGAAATATGGTCTAGATAATGTAAACATCTTGGCACAGGGAGATGTGAACATATCATCGGACGGAAGGGTGACGTTCTCACACATGATTGAGAACGGGACAGTTCCAGAAAAGACAAATCCGTATCACCCTGTGTTTGGTGCGCGTTTGGCAACTGGTCGTGGAGCAAAGACTCCATTTGGAACCACGATTACTGGATTCAGAATAGGAATATTCCCGCGAGCATACAGAACCCGATGGATGATTGTAGGCTAATGAAGAACTTCAAGAACCATCTCACCGAAGCCGTCAAGTCCTCCGAGGGCAAGAATGTCCACTTGGAGCATCTTGAGGACGAGATCCTGAACGACGGCTACGGGGGCTTTCAGCGCGCAATCAAGTCCATTCGTGGCGTGATAGAGACTCTCAGCGCGAACGAGCCGCAAGGTTTTGACATCACAGTGAAGTGGGACGGTGCGCCAGCAATCATCTGCGGTCGGGATCCGTCCAACGGCAAGTTCTTCGTGGGCACGAAGAGCGTGTTCAACGTCACACCCAAGATCAACTACACGGATGCGGACATTGACGCAAACCACCCAAACGAGGGATTGAACACCAAACTGAAACTGGCTTTGAAGTATCTCAAAGGCTTGGGCATCACGGGAATACTTCAAGGTGATCTCATGTTTGATCACGGCAGTCTGAACCGCGAGCGGATTGACGGCAAGAACTACATTACGTTCAGACCAAACACCATCACCTACGCGGTGGAACCAAGCAGTGCATTGGGCAAGCGGATCTCCGCAGCAAAGATCGGTATAGTGTTCCACACCGCATACGAGGGCGATTCGTTGCAGTCGCTGTCTGCACGGTTCAATCCTGATCTAAGCGGATTGAAGAAGTCGCGCAACGTGTGGTATGACAACGCAACTCTCAAGACAGGTGGAGGCAATGGGTTGTTCTCTCCCGCAGATCAGAAGGTGATGGAGCGCAACATCGCGACTGTGATGCGTGACGCGCTTGCTCTCCGTCCCATTCTGCGGCAGATCTCCACGAATGAAGGTGTTCGTGCACCCATGAAGACATACGTGAACGATCTTGTCCGCAACGGCAAGACAAGCGCACAGGCAGACGCTAACGATCTTCTGCGGTTCATGAGTGAAAAGGCAAAGGCAGCACGAAAGACACCGAGCACAAAACCCACGCCAAGCATGGAGTGGATCAAGCGCAACCGCAACGGAGTCAATCGGGTATTCGCCCTACATAATTCGTTGACGCAGATGAAACTGCTCATCGTGAGCAAACTGGAGTCATTGGGAAGCGGCATCGGAACATTCGTGCGGGACGGCAAAGGCTACAAGTCCACTGCACCCGAAGGATTCGTTGCGATTGACCGTCTGAGCAACAAGGCAGTAAAACTCGTAGATCGTCTTGACTTCTCGCGAGCAAACTTCACGCTTGCGAAGTCTTGGAAAAAGGACTAACGGGCAGTTGGTGGTCTGTGGTGCATTTGGGGAGGTGATCCGTAGTGGCAAAAAAAGTTAGCAATAACTCGCGACAGGGCAAATCCATCGTGGTTGCCTTTGGACGCTTTCAGCCACCAACCATCGGTCATCAACTGCTCGTTGACAAGGTGGTGGAGACTGCGCAGAAACTAAAGGCAGACTATGCCATGTTCAGCAGTCGCACCAACGACCCCAAAAAGAATCCTCTCACGCCACGGCAAAAGTTCAAGTGGCTGAAGCGATTCTTTCCAAAGGGTAACTTTCAGGATGTGGACACCATCAAATCGCCAGTTGATATGTTGTATTGGTTGGCAGAAAGGGGATACGACAACGTTTATCTCATCGGTGGTCAGGATCGCGTGGGCGAATACAAGAAGTTTCAGGATTTTATGAAAAAGAGCGGAAAGGATAAATTGAAACTGAGCAGTTTCAATGTGGTGAGCGCAGGACAACGTGATCCTGACGCGCAGGGCGTGACAGGCATGAGCGCAAGTAAGATGCGCGCCGCCGTAGCCGCAGGGGACTTCAAGACTTTTGTAAAAGGTATGCCGCGTTCCGTGAACGCATCAGATGTGCGGGATCTGTTTCTAGACTTGAGAAAGGCAATGGGGATTAAATGAAAGACATAGACTTCCACGGCATTCATTCCGCTGCTGCTCACAGACTCCTTGAGAGCGACAAGCACAAGCGGCGACCACCCACACCTGGTCAGAAAGACGGCTTCTCCAAGCACAACAAGCGGTTCAAGACCCCACCCTGTGCCATAGACGAGAGCCTTGACAGGTGGTTCAAGGAGAAGTGGGTGAACATCGGCGGAAAAAAGGATCCGGAGACAGGGCAGTATCCACCGTGCGGCAGGGGCGACACCTCAAAGGGCAAGTATCCCAAGTGCCGCCCGTCACGCAAGGTAAGCGAGAAAACCCCCGAAACCGTGGGTGAAATGACCCCCACCGAGCGCAAGAGCGCGGTAATTCAAAAAAGGCGGGTGGAGCCTGAAACCCAACGGAGCGGAAAAGGCAACCCGCCCCGCATGACTAGCCACCTCAAGAAACCTAAATAATGGGACAACAGGAGAATCCCCTCATGGAACCACATGGTAAGAGCAGTGCTGTAACATCCAAACTGAACACCCTTCTGCGCATGGGTCTTGTCTCCAAGAACAACGTGCGCCGCGCACAGACCCTTTTTGCAGATCCTGATCGCGCAATGAAGAACCCTGCCTACCGTATGCTCATGCAGGAGATCCTTGTTGACGTTGTGGATCGTGTTCTGAACAACAAGATGCTGTACACCGCTCTCCGTAATACGCTTGGCAAGGAGCCTGCCACGGTGATTGAAGGGGTGGAGGAAGAGCGCGCAAAGACACTGCTCCGCAGCGGATTGGTAAAGAAGAAGGATGTGGTTGCTGCCCGTCGCGCACTAAAGTCTCCTGCCACCGCAAAGGGCATGAGCGCGTCCAAGGTATACCGCGACATGATGATTGACATGATGGACTCTATGGTGAAGAAGATTACTGGTTCGCCTGTGCTGTTCAACGCGTTCAAGCAGACTCTTGGCAAGGAGGAGATGGAGGAGTCATTTGAGGTTCCCAATGCGGAGAGCATTGCAGAACTTCTCCTCCATGAAGACGCAACCGAACTGGTGGAGAAGAACGTGCCCACGAAGCCTGATCTGTGGGCACGGGCAAAGAGCAAGGCACGCTCCAAGTTTGATGTGTATCCGTCTGCCTACGCCAACGGGTGGGCAGTGAAGTGGTATAACGAGCAGGGCGGCGGATGGAAGAGCACGAACGAGTGCAAGACATTCTTTGACTTCAGCAAGGGCTTGGACGAAGCATGGGGTGCCGCTGCCCAAGGCAAGGCATGGTGGCAAGGCAAGTCGCAGTCTGAGTTGAATGCACTTGCAAAGTCCGCTTCAGAGGCACGCCGTGGCGAGGAAGACGAGAAGCGTAAGCGTCACGCAGCATGGAACAAAACACAGAAGTGGTCCTCCATCACAGGCAAGAAGCCCGTGAAGGAAGAGGCAGAGGAAATAGATGAAGGCTCTGCCGTTCCGTCGCGCAAGGAAGCACTTGCCGCCATTCGTTGGGGCAAGAAAGCCATGAAGGATCCCGCAAAGCACAACGTCACACCAGAGGACATTCGCGCAAATATGCAGGTAGCACGTGACACGCTTAGACCATTTGGAGCAAAGAGGAAGCCCGTAAAGGAAGCACGGTGGGAAGGATCCGCTGCCCAAGCGCGACTAAAGAAGGCAAAGGACGAATACGCAAAGCACGCAGCAGAGATCAAGAAGCCCATTCCTCCAACGCGTGGTTCTATGCACCCAATGGCTCGGCAGGATCCCAAGACCGGAAAGATGTATTGGGCAAAGGATAGGCGCAAGAAGGCAGGCACCGGCAGCAGACGAGCCACCGATGCCGATTACCGTTCAGATTCCACAACAGAGTAAGCAGAGGCAAACACATGAAAGACAGCAAGCGATTCAAGGATTTCCGCAACGAACTGAACGAGAACGAGTATCGTGAGGTTCTCACAGGCTACCCTAACCGCGACATTCACACCGATGGTCCGATGCGCTACGACGCAGAGATGATCGGGCGCGTAAATGCAATGCTCAATGCCATCAGCCGTGGCACGTATCTTCATCCAGGTGAGGCATTCCTGAAGATCAAGACCCGCCTGAACATCCTCATGCTTGACTTCCCGTGGACCCCGTATCTGTGGCAGGACGGTGGCGTGGGCAACGTTACCCTCACCGTGACCCGCTACGGTCGCGTTGACGGTTTTGACGCGCTCACAGGTGCAGTCCGCATGGACGGCAAGGCAAACACGATGGATGGTTTCCGCGAGTTCATCCTCTCTGCGGAGATTGAGCGCGCAGAGGACGGGTTGTTCCGCGTGAGCGCATCGCTCTCGGAACGGGAGCAGGGACAGATGGAGGAGAGTGTAGAGGAGGAGACTGATGTGATCAGCGAGTGGCGTGAGGCTGGCATGGAAGAGGTAGAGGGCGAGGACTTGCAGGAGGACAAGATCAGGTACAAGCGCATACTCACGGGAGTGAAGACGCTATCTGACTCACAAGCACCGTTCACCGTTGTTGTCATTAGTCCAAGCGATAAGGTGATCATGCAGAAGTTAGTCAAGGGAAAGAATGTACTTCCCGCAACCATCAACACGATGATTTCGTCTGACCTGAAGGGCAAGTCATGGAAGGCAATCTCCATTGAAGGCAGCGGTGGAGTGCTGAATGTCCTTTACCCGAAGGATGTCATGAAGGAGAGCATGGAGGAGTCGTGGGGCGGCGGCTTTGAGACTTCACGCGAGGCATGGGCAAGGATTGCAAAGCAGGAGCGTGCAGAAGCCAAGCGTGCGCGTGAGGCAAAGAAGGCAAAAGAGAAGGCATCAGCAAAGGCGAAGAAAACCGTGAAGGAAGGTCTTGTGGGCAATCAACAGAAACTAGATGTCAACAAGAACAAGCGGTTGGACTCGCAGGATTTCAAACTGCTCCGCGCAAAGAAGAAGCCCGTGAAGGAAGAGGCAGAGGTTGTTGAAGAAGGCAAGACCGCAAAGATTCGCCGCTTGCAGAACCGCTTGGGCTACAAGGCAGCAAACATTCGCAGTGGTTATACAAAAGACACACCAGAGGCTCAAGCAAGCATCAAGAAGATGAAGGGAGTTGTTTCCAAACTGTCTGCGGAGCAGGAAAAGACCAACCAACGTCGCGCTGAGGCAAAGTTCCCGAAGCATGATCCTAAGATTGCAAAAATGGATTGGGATCAGCGAGCACGCGTAAAGGGTGGTTCAGCACGCGCTGCCGCTGTTCAACGTGCTGCTCGTATGCAAAAGGAAGAAGCAAACCTTGAGTTCACCACAGGTCTTCCTCTACAGGTTCCAAATCCAGGCGACAACATTGCCGATCCAACCAAGAAGGGCAAGCGGCTCCACAAGAAGGCAAAGTGACATCCGCTTTTGATCATGGAATTCAAGACGTTGACTCGTGATAACTTCATGCTATACGCAATGGGGAACTACACCAATCCCGATTGCATGGGCATGGCTGAGTTCAACGATGATCTGTGCAAGATCAAGTACGTGAAGCGGTTGCTCAAGCGTTACGTGCGCAGCGGCAATCTCCGCACCATCCTGCTACTGAACCACATTGTGGTGCTTGGAAACGTGTTTGGGCGCACGCCTGCTGCTCGGATGCTGTTTTTCAAGTTGGATCGCGAAACCCATTCTGCCCTGAAGACAGTCCTCCTGTATTTGGAATACATACAGGAAGGGACCGTGTTTGATGGAATCGTTGTGGATAACATTCCATTTGACGGCAAGATGGGGCAGATACTTAGGAGCATTAGATGAGCGCAATCGGCAGTGCAATCCCTTCCGTGCTGTTTGGGCACAACGCGTCTGTGAAGGCGTGGTGTCTCACAGGCAGGAACTACGCGGCAGCGGGGACTCAAGCCGCCTTTGATGTAGTTAATTTTATTGATGGTTACAACTTGTATCTTGATTTGGAGACACAGACAAGTGGTGGGGTAAACGTTCCTGTCACTACAACTGATCTTGTGGAGTCTGGTGCTCTCAAGTTTTCATTCATCACTCCCATGCGCGACAACAAATACAAGGTGTTCTTGCAGTTTTACAGGGACAGCAGTGCAGATCAAAGACCTACCTATGCTCATGTGTTGAACTCTTCTAAGTTTCCAAAGACCACTACATCTTTTTGGGTTCGTACTGGCGTTGTTCGTACAGGTGGAGCACAAGCAGCAGAGAACAACAGAATATTGGGATTGCGAATGAACACTAATGCAGGAGTTGGTCTAGCGGCAGCAAACATAGGAGTAGTTGTTCTGTGAGCCATTATTCCTCCTCATCTTATACTTCCACTCCTGTTTCCCTGCCCATGTGCGATGCGTGGGGATATCTTGGAGTAACCACGCCTGCAACTCCCACGGTAATAGACAACTCCAATGTTGCCGATTTCAAGAAAATCTCAAACGGCAGGTTCGGAGTCACCTTTTCTGCGTCTTCTCGCTTTTCAAGCAACGCGTATGTGGTAGTGTCAACCCCTGAATGCTGTGACGACACAAACTATCCCCTTGCGTGTTCTAGAATTACAAATATAGCAGGCAGCACTGCATTAGGCAGGAGTGCAGGATTTGAATTCAATACATTCAATTACTCCACAAGTTTGGCAGGAGGAACGGCAACCTTTGGAGATCCCGCTGCAAACACTCTCAGAATAGGATTTGCTGCTTTCTCGTTTTCACAGGATAACAGGGCATTCTCTGTCACGGGAACCACGTATGCAACCGTTCCAGGTGCAAGCGGGTACGGCGCAACAGGAGCAACATACAACTCACACCTGACCAATCTTCTGTCCAAGAGGACTGCCACCGCATACGGAACGGTAGTGATACCTCCTGCTCGTGGAAATTCTACTCCTGTTGCCGCGTATGTTGAAAACTCGTACAACGTGTTCGGTGTTTCTGCTGGTGCAAACTCTGTTTTTGACATTACTTTCACCAAGCCCCTCAACAACACAAACTACTGCGTCATTCTTAGCGGCGAGAACGAAAGCACACAAGACACCGTGGTTACTAGTTCCATAAGTTCTTCTAACGAATTCTCATATTTGATGGTTCGTGCTGGTCAAAACAACAAATTCAAGACGCGAAGCGGTTTCAGGATAGAGTCGCGAAAGCAGACAACAGCAGGAGCGTCAAACAACCAATGGACTCTGCAATCGGTTGCTTACCAAAATGGACGCACCGAACGCATCCACTTCATGGTCTTTGGAGGAGGCACATATGGACAACCGTAAACTCAAGCCGTTCTCGTCTTTCATTGGCGAGCAGTTCCCCCCTCCAGTGGTGAACAATCCACCCGTGAACACTGCCAGCGGTTCAAATATTGCTGGTTTGCCGCCCGATTTCCCCCCTGTTCCTGCCAAGAACAAGCCCAAAATGCTCAAGAGGCGACGAAAGAGCGTCTAAATACTTTGTGAAAGGATTACACTATGCCGTTTACACCTGAATTGATTTCGCTCGTTGGTGGTGCTGCCACTGGATTCCTGTTCCGTTACATGGCACAGAAGTCGCAGGATCAGAAGGAAATGTTCACGCGTCTGATGGACGCAAACAAGCGCACCACAGAGAACCAAGACAAAGCCGCGCAGCGTGTTCCCCTTGATGTGGGCAAGGGAATCCGTCAACTGATCGTGCTGTCCGTGCTGTTTGCAACACTGCTTGCCCCATTCATCCTGCCGTTCTTTGGCTTGCCCACCTTTGTTGAGGTGGACGCAACCCAACCAGAGGGGCTGTTCGGGCTGTTCCCGCAGACTACCCGCAAGTATTTTGTTGAGGTAAACGGGTTCCTGTTCGCGTCCGAGACACGGCAGATTCTCGTGAGCATCGTCGGCTTCTACTTCGGCAGTGCTGCCGCAGCGAACAAGTCATAAGGAGTTACACCATGAACCGAATCTACGCACTACTGCTTCCCCTCCTGCTTGTTGCGTGCGACAGCGCACCACGAATCGTGTCTGACGATCACATCAAGGAGAGTCCCATCATTCAAGGGCTGCGCCACAACATTGTGAACAACTCCACCTCTTTCAATTGGGGTTGGATCCTGTGGTATCTGCCTGTGCTTGCTCTTGCCCTTGCATGGGCATGGCGTGAGTTCATCTCCAAGCGGAAGTCAACACTTGCTGCAAAGGGCAAGACCCCACGCCGCAAGAAAACCACCGCTCGCTAGTCTTCATCCTCTATCTTGGTTTCCTGCAAGGAGCCGTGCAGTTTCTTGCAGATGAAATACGCGTCCACGATGTCTGACACGGGACTCACGCTGTCGCTCTTGTTGGGTGTAAGCATGGACTTCAGACTCACCCCTGTCTCGTTGATCCACGCGGTATACATGGCATTCTTGTCTGCATTGCCCTTGCCTGTGGCGTATTTCTTCACCTCGGTGGGCGGCATCACGGTGACGGGAATGCCCAACTGGTACAGTTTGTATTTGAGGACACCCGTGTTCTCCGCGATCTGAAATACCCGACCGCTTGCACCGAACGCGTATCCCTCAAGCGCAACATGGGTGCAGCCCATCACGATGTCCGTTGCCCAATCCGCGATTGTCTCGTAGCGGTGCTCGTCCGAGTCCCAATCGTTCAACCGCTCACCAAAGATGTTTGTGTATCGTATTTCTGACTGTCGCTTGTTGTTTGTGAGAAAGAAGAACGAGCAGTCCTGATGGCAGAACCTCCCCGTCGCGGAGGGCTTGAACAGGCACACCGCAGGACCACAAAGAGAATAGTCAATTCCTGCTATCAGCATACAGGTATTTAGGGCATATACATACAGCAAAGGAGATTTACATCATGATCCCACCAATGATTCCTAACATGGTCAGCGAAAACTACAACGAGACTGTTCTTATTCCGCTTCTCCACGAGAAGGTGAACGAACTCACCGCTCAAGTCCTTGTGCTTGAAGCCAAACTGCGGATTGCCCAAAAGGAAAAGGGAGAACTGGAGAAGCGTCTTGCTGTTGTGCCTGCTGCTCCTGCTAATACTACTCCCCCTGTCGGTACTGCTCTGGAAGCAGAAGTAGAGCGGGATCCTGCTGATTGAGTGTGTGGTGTATCCACACGCGGATCATCTGAATCCGCACACCAATATTCTCAAAGATCCGTCCCCTGTCAGACAGGATGGCAGAGGTGACCCCAACCAGTTCGCCTTTGGTGTTCAGTATTGCACCGCCTGAGTCGCCAAACCATGCCGTGCCGTCAATGGTGAGGAAACGTAGAGAGAACGGCTCGTCGGCAAGAACACCGTAGCACCAAAACACACCAGGGTTGCTGATCTTCTTGATCCCGCCGCCGTATCCCACCACCGTGAGGTAGTCGTAGCGGGAAACGTCTTCGTTGGCGTGGTGGAGCGCAACAGGCGTTTCGGGGCAGTCTGCCGTCAGAAACACGAGTGCTGCGTCCACCACGATTTGTCCGTTCACTTTGTAAAGTGGATGTGTAACTATTTTATAAATGGGATAGCATCCGCCCCCTGTTGAAAAATAGTGAGGTCTGTTCTTTCCGTCTGTGCAGTGCCCTGCCGTGAGCACCACACGGGGAGCGATTAAAATACCGCTGCCGATCATCCCCTCTTCCTCTGAAAGAAGGCATCCTATTGCGCTATGTTCTGTTGGGGGTATGATCGTCCACCCCTTGAGCCACGGACGGCTCTCAGCGGGAGCCTGTGGCGGGATTGGGGCTTCTAGTGTAGGCGGGACAGGCGTTGCACAGGCTGCTAGGACGAGTGCAAGGGCAGTGAGAAGAGGCTGGACAGCGCGGCTCTTCATGCAAATATTTAGTGGACTCCCCGAAACCAAAATTGCCAGATTTTCAAAAAAGAAACCCCCGCACTTCACGGGGGTCGGACAGGAGATACGATCTCCTGTGGGGTGTCTATTTTGCCTGTTTGGGAACAGGCTCAATATTATGTAGTCAGGTCAACCACTTCGCACTTGTCTCCGCTGCACGCAAAAGTCTGTGTGCCCACGGTGCTGTCGGTCTTTTCGTAAGTGCTCAACTCGCTCCAATCAATCTCGTCAGGCAGTTTCGCTGCCGCTGTCTCATACTGCTCCTTTGTGCAGTCTTGGTATGGAGCCTGCTGATACGTGTGGTCGGAGTGGGGGAGGAAAGAGATGCCGCTGATCTCGTCAAAGTGCGCGTAGACCCATGCACCCACATCCATCCACTCATGCTCACGCACAGTGACAGTGATGCTTGGCTTGTGCTCGCACCAATGCCGCTGGTAATCCAACCACAACTCCAACTGCTGAATAGCGGTAAGATCGTTGCGCGTAACTGATCCCGTGGCTCGCATGGGGAACGAGAACACCATTGTGTGATCGGGGCGCATCACACACGGCTCGGCAGGGATGCCCTTGTCAATCATGAACTGGCACATGGGATCCTTGCGGTCTGCACGAACGGTGCGGATGTAGTATTCAGAGTGGCGAGCGTGGATGCCGCTGGCTGCATCGGTCAACTGCGAAACCGTTCCGCTGGGCTTGATGCACGTGATGGCAGCGGCAGGGTTGATGCCGATCCGCTTTGCCCACTCCTTGTTCGCGCCCACGGCTTCGCCACGCAACCGCTCCAACAGTCCGTTCAGCGCGTGACCCCGTGTCCGCATGAGCGCGTTGTCCATGATGCCTGTGAGCGAAACGCCAAGCAGTGCCTCTTCCTCGCAGTTCTTGCTCCACTCGCTGCTGAGATACGGGAAGTGGGTGAGTGATGCCTGCCACGTTCCAAGTATCGCAGCAAGACGAACCTTGCGAGCGAGGGACTCCTCCGTGTCATGCGGACGCACAACCACTTCGCTCAGGTTGCAGAACTCCTTGTCGCGGAGAATGATCTCCGAACACGGATTGGTGCCGAACTCGTATGACGGATCACGACGATCACCCAACTTTGCAACAGTCTTCTGTGCCGCTTGGCGGTTGAAGATGCCGCGCTCGCCGCTCTTGCTCTTGTAGAGCGAAAGCCACTCCTCCATGAACACGCCGATGTCGGGCTTCTCCTTGTATGCCACGGAGTTGTTTGCAAGGGCACGCTGCGGATTCTCAAGCCACCACTGCCCTGTCTTTGCCTCACGCATACGCTCGTCTGTGAGATTGGACAGGGAGATGAGAGCGGAACGGCGCACTCCACCAACCACAACGATCTCTGCAATCTTGCACACAATGTCGTGGCACTCAATGGATGTGAGTTTGCGTCCTGCTGCTCGCTTGAATGTGTCGGTGGTGAAGCGGAACAGTTCGTCTAGCGGACGGGGACCGCTTGCGCGACCACCGAATGTCTTCAGTCGCGCTCCTGCGGGGCGAATCTTGCTCATGTCCCATTGCGGAACCTGACCGCCAATAAGGAGAGACACCAGTTCGCGATACGCCTTTGCCCAACCTTCCTTGGAGTCCTTCACCACGATCACGGTGTCGGACTGCGTGAAAGTCTCAGCAATGGTGGGCAGTTTCTCCACATACTGCCGCTCCACGGAAAAGCCCACACCTGTGCCGCACATGAGAACGTATAGGATCTCGTCAAACGCACGCACCTTGTTCACTGCCACATACGAGCAGTTGTAGCCAGCGGTGTTGTCGCGCTTCAGTGCCTCGCCTGCGGTCATGAGCGAACGCATGGACGGCATAATCTCCAGATTGAGGATTGCGTTGCGGAGTTCGTCCCGCACCGTCTTCTGAACCTTCACGCCCTTCTCCGCGAAATGCTCATCAAAGAAACGGAAGTAGCGATCCACTGTCTCCTCCCACGATTCCCTGCGCTTCTCGTCTTCAAGCCAACGAGAGTAGCGCGAAAGGTGAATGAAATCCTGGTAAAGAGTGGGCAGTCGCTTCATGAGTTATCTCCTTGTTGTTTTGATAAGCAGAGTATGTATTGGGTTGCCCGATGAGTCAACCCTCATTCTCCGCAGTTCTTATTTTTTGTTTACACGTAGCAGACAGCAATCCATTCAGACGGATCGGATCGTGCGTCTATGGTGTAGTTTGCGCACACACTTTCCACAGTTTGGACAAACTCCCTCTCCGAATACTTTACAAGATGCGGATCATTTACCGAATCGCGGATGCCGCTGAACACCAAGTATTTTACAGTCAAGGGAAGGGATTTGTAAATGAGAGATACTAGTAGGGATTTCTGAAACTCTTGTGTTTGATCATTTGTAAATCCGCAAGTTCCGAACAGACACACCGCATCGTATTTTCCGTCTGCGGGAATCTCTGCATATGTTTTGCACGAACACAGGGACAGCGCATCAGCGCGTATGTCAACTGCCTCGTAGTGGCAATCCATTCCGTTTGCCTGTAGCCATGTGTGCAGTCTGCACGGTCCTGATCCCACATCAAGAAGAGAAGAGAACTGAAGCCCGCGAAGGGAATCAAATCTTCGGGTATTGCTCTCGCAGTATCCTGCGCACGATGGACCGTTATACCATTTCATCAGTCTTGTTCCTGTATATCATCACGCCGTTGCGATACCACGGGTTGTCCAGCAATATCTCATAGCATTGTGGTTGAGAAAGTATCTCCTCCCTGATGCGTCTGCACTTTCTGCAAGTAGTGTCGTCCAACCCCACGAACACGCACCGATCTTTCAGTTTGGTGTATTCTGCATAAGTGGAAAACTCGCCGCCGTCAAGGAACAGGAAATCTATCTGTTGCGGAATGCGATTCAATACGTTTGGGCATTGACGGAATGCCCGTAGATCCTGATCAAACCACAGCCGCTCATCGGGATGCCCTGATCCCAAATCGCTGTCATCCATGTCTTCGGGATTGACGATTCTTCCGCACAGCAGTTCTGCCCACGGCGGAAGGTTGCTGCTCCACGCTGCGGTTGCGGTTGCGTGCATACGCGGATCCGCTTCAAGACTGATGAACTTCACGTTCTCCCTCTTGGAATCGGAAAGCCCACGAATAATGCACTCGGTGCTGCCAAGCCCTCTCCATGTTCCAATCTCAACAACTGTTTTCACAAATGGATTGCAGAAGCACAACTCATATAACTTGTCCCCAAAGGGAGTTCCCATGCAGATTTGTCCGCGCTCTTCCATGCTACTCTCCGCAATACACGATGGAACTGCTTGTCCTGCCCCACTCGCCTGTTATGAGATTTGAAATGTGCAGTGGAAAGAATCTTGGGTGGAGCGAGTTGATGTGTTTCCACCGCTCAAGTATGCCCTCATGCCCACCATACCACTCGTTTTTGAATGCCACATCCTGTTCAAAATAGTAGTTGTAGTGTGTAAACGTGGGCGAGAGCATTGTGGGATCCACGCCCATCTGCCCTTCAATCACGGGAGGCTCATGGCAGATGAACCGCTCGCCTTCCCAATTCCACAACCGCGTGTAGCCGTAGGTGCGTGCCTCGCCCCATTCTCCGATTGCCCGTAGGTTCTGCCCCACTCGGCAATCTGCACGAAAGCATCCTGCCTTTGCACCCTTGCGCACCAACTCCTCCTCTGCTGCACTCATCGCACTCTCTTCCCACTGCTCATCTGCGTCTATCTGCCACAGAAAGCACTTGGAGGTAATAGCGCGAACAGCATCGGTTGCACGGTTTACCTGCTCGTCCTTGGAAGCCCAAAATCCATTAGACTCCACGAACACCAACTTGGATTCGGTGTTTGCCAATCCGCGCAAAAACTCTACCGTGCCGTCAATGCTGCTCCCTTTGCGGTGAAGATGCGGAGGAAACTCCTTGCACCACTGTGTGCTGCCGTTGGAACGCGCCGCACCTTCCACTACCACCCAATAGTCACACGCGTTCAGTATCTTGCGGTGCTGATCATTGTGGTGCAGATGGTGCAACCCGTTGTGGATGATTGTGAACGCTACTCTCACAGCAGACCGTTTGCGATCATATACTGATCCACTTCCTCATGAGTGGTCAGCACGGCAACCTGCTCCCGTTTCTGCCGCAGCGATGCGATGTTTTCGGTGAGCGTGTCAACACAGCATTCGCCATCGGAAGAGCAAGAGCAGTTCATCTCTTTCTCAACCTCTTGACGTATTGCCTGTCGCTCTGCCTGCGTGATTTCCATCAGTATGGTTTCCTTGCGGTCTTCAACGCTCAAGTCCTTCACGCCCCACACAACCTCCACAGGAGTCTTCGTGATGTCAAAATAGTGACCTTCCACAATCTGTCGGTTTGGAATGGGGTTGGCAGGCACATCCACTGCTTCACGCCAATCGCCTTCCGTGTTAGGGTTGTAACTGAGACACTCAACCACCACGCCGTTTTCAACACGCACCCAATAGTTTGCCATTTTCAGTCTCCTTCTTGCTGTATCTTGCGTTCAGTTCCGTTTTCAGTTCGCTCATCGGTGCGCTCCACGATCCGTATTTGGTCTGCCTGAACAGCCGAACGGAATCGTAGTATGGTGTCTGGTTTCCAGGCACTGCCCACAGGTAGTAGTGGAGCACAGGCACGATGATCCATGTATCTATTCCCATTGCGCCACTCATGTGGGCAATGCTTGTGCATGACGACACCACCAAATCGCACTTTGACAGTTCTGCACGGGTGTCTTCCCACGAATCCAACCGCACCCTCCGCATCCACGGTGGAGCCTCATCCGCTCCCTCGTCCCGTTGCAGGCACACAAAGTCAGCGTCAATCCCCTCAAATGCCTTGAAGAACGGCTTGAGAGGGAAACGGCGGTTCTGTTCGTGTTCAAACTTTGGGTTGCCCCACCACCGTATTCCAATGGTGGGCTTCTTGCCGTTCTTGGGCACGGAGATCCTTGGGATATACGGCTTGCCGCTGATGTCGGGATACTCGTAGCCAAGAGGCAGAAGCACCGACATTGCAGGAACCCACCAATCGTGATACACACCGCCTGCCGCTTCGTGCTGCACGATTGTCTTTACGCCTTCGCAGCACCGCACAACAGGAAACAGTTCAGGCGAGCACGCCACAATCACATCACAGCCACGGCGGTTAATGTCCTTGATGTAGCGGAGAGCGTGAATCTGGTCGCCAAGCCCGCCCTCAAGGTAGTAGAGAATGGTGCCCATGCTCTTGCCGTCCCAAATTTGAGTTGGCACAGGAGGCTTGGGGTTTCCAAAGCACCGCTCGTAGCGACCCCGTGAAAGGTATGCCATACCCTCCTGCAATCGGTTCTGCCCCAATGCAAACCACCCCATGTTAAACGCAATCTTGTTGCACACAGGATTTTCCTTGTGTGCCTCGCAGATGAGTTTGTATGCCTGCTTTGCCTTGCCCTGCATGGACAGGCGCACCGAGCGGTCAATCTTCTTGGGCTTCACGTTCTCAAACGACTCGCCCTTCCAAAACTTCGGCGGATCGTAGTTGTCGTAGTGGTATCCCAATATTTCCCGTGCAGTGCGGGAGTGTTGCCGCTCAAGGCGTGAACCGATCTTGTGGAGATTGGGAATGCCCCACACCTCATCATCTCGCTCTGCAACCACTTGGGTATCAAGCGAGTTGAAATTGTATGTGTGCGGCTCCACTCCAAGGAATGCGTGAATGCGATCCATTTGTGCCTGTGGATGGGACAGGAGATCGTCGTAGTCCACGAACAGGAAGCAGTCGGGATTCTCCTTGTAGCCGTTGTAGAGTGTGGCATACGAGTTCTTCAGGTGTTCCACCAGTTGGGAATTGGAAAGGAACCCTTGAAGATCTTGCGGATTTGCCAACCGAACAAAGGACGCAGCGCAGTCCGCAGGGTGACGAACAGTTGAAATGATCTTCGGCTTCTGACCAATCACCTTTTCCAACGTATTCATGATCTGCGGGTTCGCCCACCCACGGCTCTTGTCTACAACAATAGGCTTAGTAGTGCCTTGATACTTGGTGTCCATCACGGACTTCAGGAGTGCGTATGCCTCGTCCTTGTCTGTCTTTTGCGTGTGGACCGCAGGGGACGATTCCCATGCCATGCACAGCGCACCCATAAGATCTATGAGTCCGCTGGTGGTTGTGGAATGGATCTGCGGATGTTGCGACAGCAACGAAGAGAGGACTGTTGAACCGCTGCGGGGAAGACCTGCCAAGAAATGCACTGTTTTGCTCATAATGAATACTCCATGATGTATGTATGGGTTATCTGCGGATGGCTATTCCAGAACCATAAGAAGAAACTTGTTTCCAACCCGCAAGACTACTTACTTGAACTGGTGAAGATCTTTGAAAAAACACTTCAGTGAGCAGAACTTGGTCGTATCCTCTTCCCCATCCAAACATTCTGCCGTCTGTCTTTACCCCTATGGTATTGTAGAAGTGTGAATTTACAAATGCCCAATCCGTATCGGTTCCGATCTGAACAGGAGAGGATCTGTCGCCTAGACTTGTGTTTGGTTCATTTAACCCTAATGCAGCGAATGCCCCTACGCCCCATGCCCATAGGGTTCCATCACTCTTTGTTGCAAATGTCTGTGCTGATCCTGCCGAAACGCTATTCCAGTTGGTGTCTGTTCCAACCTGAACAGGAGATGATCTGGATGTTGTATCGCCAGTTCCCAAACGTCCTCGGGAACCATAACCCCATGCCCACAGAGTTCCGCTAGAAACCGTAACGCTTCGTATTGCGAATGAGAATGCTCCACCTGCACTCACAGACAACCAAGAAGTGCCTGTTCCTATCTGCACAGGAGATGATCTGGTTGTGGCAGCACCATCTCCTAAACGACCATTGGCACCAAGTCCCCATGCCCACAGCGTTCCGTCTGTCTTTATTGCCAAAACATGAGTAGGACCACCAGAACCAGTGCTCCAATTGTTCAGCCCTCCAACTTGTACTGGTGATGAACGGGCAGTCGCATCTCCCAATCCCAATACTCCGTTTGCGTTTGCGCCTCCGACTGCCCACAGAGTATTGTTGGTCTTTATTGCCAATGTGCTTGTTGATGCTTGTATGGGCAGTCTCCAATCAGTTAGTGCTCCAACCTGAACAGGGGATGAGCGATTAGTTGCATCACCCAATCCCAACTGAGTATTGTTGTTTGTTCCCCACGCCCACATGGAATTTCCTGTTTTTACTGCGTGCGTGTGCACATTTCCGCATCTAACAGTAGACCAATCGTTTCCGCTCCCTATTTGTGTAGGAGAGGATCTGCTTACAGTATCTCCCAACCCCAATATACCACTACCGTTTGCTCCCCATCCCCACATGGTTCCATCAGTTTTTAGCGAAATGCAATTGTTTGTAAACTTGAGCATTTGACCGCTGCTCCAATCGGATGTTTCGCTCATACGTATTGGAGATTTTATTGTGGAGTTCACCGTGCCAAACTTGTATCGGATATTGTATCCCCATGCCCACAGGGTTCCGTCTGTGGTGATAGCAAAACTGTTGTAGAAACCCGCAAATGCAGAAAGCCAATCTGTTCGTGTTCCTATCTGAACAGGAGAAGATCTGTTTGTGGCAGCACCATCTCCCAATCGTCCCCTGTTTCCGTATCCCCATGCCCACAGGGTTCCGTCCGATCTGATTGCAATGGTGTGCCTATACGTTGAACTGACCGTTCTCCAAGTGTTTGTGCCAATCTGAACAGGTGATGATCGTGTTGTGCCGTCATTCAACCCTAAACGACCGAATGTATTTGCACCCCATGCCCACAGGGTTCCATCTGTCTTGATTGCAAAACTTTGCGTTTCACCTGCCTCCACCAATAGCCAATCGCTTCCAAGACCAACCCGAACTGGTGAGTTTCTTAGGGTATTATCACCAAGACCCAATTGACCGCTAACATTTGATCCCCATGACCACAGACCGCCTCCACGAATAGCCAATGAGTGCTGTCCACCAACAGAAACAGCAGTCCAATCTGTTTCGCTTCCAATCTGAATAGGCGATGATTTGCTTGTTGTGGTGCCGTCGCCAAGTTGTCCTTGGGATCCATTCCCCCATACCCACAACGATCCTCCTGTTTTTATTGCTATAGAGTGTCCACCACCCGAATCAACAATAGACCAATCTGTGGCAGTTCCAATTTGAACGGGAGAGGATCTGCTAGTTGTGTCGTTCAGCCCCAACCGTCCTGTTGTGTTGTTGCCCCATGCCCACAGGGTTCCGTTTTCCCGTATTGCTGTTCCAAAATTTACACCAGAAGAACTGGTTTTCCATCGTAGATTGCCACCCATTCTGAATGGATTTCTCACATCTCTGGTTGTTCCGTTTCCTACCTCACCATTGGTGTTCTGTCCCCATGTGAGGATAGCAGGACCGTAGTTGTTGCGGAATCCGCTTGCAGATGGCAGAATCATGGCGTGAGGTTTCCGCTTACATTAAACACGTTTGTCTGGTAGCACACAAGAGATGCCGCAGCGTGTTGTCCTGCAAGGGTAAGCCCACTGTAACTGTTGAGCGTCACGCCGCTGCTCGCAAACCGCACGCCACCTGTTCCCAACTGAATGACTGTGCAGGAGAAACCTGTGGCTCCCGCTGCGGTGTCCACACCGCACACCAACGCGCTTGCAGAGTTAAATGTAACCACCTTGCCGTTGTCGGTTGCAGTAAGGGTGTATCCGCTTGTTCGGGCGTTGAGTGCACCTGAACCTATTGCCACGCCGCTGCCGCCCACAATGGTGAGGTTGTTGAAGTCAAGGCGGGTGGGAGTGCCTCCAAGATCGGCAGCAAAAGTGTCAACGGAGGAGAATGCTCCTGCCATGCTGTTTGTGTGGGACAGGCGCAGACCCAAATTGCTGAAACCAATAGGGCTTCCGCCTATTGTCAATCCGCCAAGACCAGTTACTGTTATTGCAGGATTCAGTCCCGCACCAATAAGGAACCCGCTTGGCTCTATTCCCGCTATGGTGGTTGCACCTTGAACAACACGAAGCGGTCTGCCTGTGTGTGATGGGCTGATGTTGAGAGAAAGTGTGTTCTGCGCGGCTTGATAAGTCTGATCTGTAGTAATTCTAAAATTGCCATACAGACCGTGGGTTTCGGTGTTTGGGTTGATTATGAATGACGCAGAACCGATGTCATTAAAAGAGGATCCACCCAACTGAAATATGCCCTGACGCTGATAAACACCACCATTATTTGCTGCTGTGTCTGGATAGAATGCCAAGAAAGTTGTACCAGACCCGAATGTGAATCCTTGAGTTGCAGTTATGCTGCCTGTGATTCTCGTGTTTCCTGAAACATCAAGCGTGGATGCGGTCAATCCGCCGTTTGCAGCGACCGTTCCCGTAAATGTCACTCCACTTGCAGCAGAGAACCCTGCATTGAAGTATTGGGTAGCCGTCCAAATGTTTGCATCTGCTGTGAGCGCACCACCACCGCCACCTGATGCGGTTGACGCAATGGTTATGCCGCCTGCAACGGACGAGGTAATGGTGATGTTTGCACCTTGGTTGAGCGTGATGCCGCCTGTGATTCCGTTCAGCCGCCAAACCGTTCCCTTTGTGAGCGCAGCGGTCCCACTATCGTCCGGAAGATTGATGGTGCGATTTGCTGATAGTGTGGCTGTTTGGAAAGTAGTTGAATAGTTTCCTCCAACTCCATCATCAGACAACAACTGAAGTCCTGCTTGTGTGGTTCCTGCTATAAGCACTCCAACAGGAATACCCACTTTTACTTGTTCTATATTGTTGCTTTGGATTGTGGTTACTTGCGCAACTCCTGCACTCAAGCGTGAAACACCTGTGACATTTAGTGCAGACGCTGTTGCACCACCATTAAACCGTGCAGCGTTTGTGACATCAAGGGTTGATGCTGTTGCACCACCATTGAATCGTGCAGCGTTTGTGACATCAAGGGTTGATGCTGTTGCACCACCATTGAACCGTGCAACACCCGTTGTATCGGTGGTTTGAGTAAATGTCACACCTGATATTCCACCAAGAGGATTCAATACTCCACCGCCACCGCCAATAGTTAACCCTCTATTGATGGTTACATGACCATTAATTTCAGTCCCACCAACAACTTTCAAATCATTAATCACATCTATTCTTGATGCTGTAACACCTGCGGCAAATCGGGCAACACCTGAATGGTCAGTGATGCCGAATGTTGCACCTGATGTAACGGTGAGAA